GCAGGTTGAGAACCTCAACGTGAGTTGGCGTGAACTGCCCGCTACACTGTAAAAAGAAAATAAAACGCTAAACAAACAACTAAAAGCCGGTCAAGCCAAATCAAAATCACACTTTAGTGTGAAAAAAGCGACTATTCGTCGCAAAGCCCTTTTCAGGGCTCAAAATAAATCAAATAAAATTCAAAGCCAGAAAATCTGGCAACAGCTGGGAACCAGCAAAACCTCCAAACCTGGTTAACCCAGGAAAACATCAGCAGCAGCGGCAAAAAACCCACTGATGCCAGCAGCCCGCGAAGGTGGACGGACTGTAAAAACCGGGCCGGCGGCACGAACATGCCCACCAACCAATTCAACGCCACAAGGGCTAATACGCTGGACCTTCACATGGTTTCCACCCTTGTCAGTTGCAGACTTCAGAGTGATCAGACCAAAATTATCAAGACGCTTGAACTCCTCCGCTGCATACCAAGCGGCGTCCTCGAGTGTCTCTTGCAATGGGTAAGTTGGCAACACAATGAGGGACGGGTGCTTCACATCTTCCACCCGTCTCCCACTAAAAGCATCAAACAAAGCCGCCATTGACCCGTGACCACGTCTGTGGTAAGCTTGGTTCAAGGCAGCAGTCGTCGCTGCCGGATCAGAAGCGTAACGCATACACAACTCCAGAAACGGACTCAAAATGTAAACTGCTCGGTCATCCAGATTAAAAGCCCCCCTTGAGGCAAAGCGAGTGACTAAGCAAAAATAGAACAACAGAAATCGGTCAACACCCTTGAGGTACTTGCAGACTGATTCAAAAGCAGGTGACGCAACACCGAAGTCCACGAGGGGTGGACATGAGACGGGCTTCACCTGTGGCAGCTGAAAATTCACCACAATCAAGCTGCTGTCACCTCTGTAACGTGACGCAGTTTGATGGATGTCATCTGGGGCACTTGCGTACCAACCAGTTGACCTCTCAAATGACCTCTGACGCCGTGGTGGCTCACCCACCATGGTGCCATAGATGTTACATTTCTCGGCCGACAGCACAAGAGTGGTCGCATGACCACCAGCCGGCCCAATGATATTCATGCCCTCCGGAGCTGAATTGTCCAGAAGCACAACAACAACTTTGCCAGCAAACCGGCGAAGGTCAATCAAATCCTCACCAGTCGGGCGCAAAACAAAGCCAACGCGCGTTGACACAGCGCGATGGACTGAATAAACGACGCCACGCCGGACAGTGAACATATAATCCACTGCCCCCCGGAATGACGTACCAATGCCCAGTGCATGCCTCGTGATGCGACGATGCAGGTCAGCGGACACTGCCCTGATCACCAAGAAGCCGCACGATGAAATAAAATCCGGCGTTAACCGGGTCCGCAGAAAAGTCGACATATCATTGATGTCCGCCTTCCACTCAGCTGTTTCCAGAATATTGGTGGTAGTACGGGTACAACGTTCCTGCGAAGTGACAAGTTGCTCAATGACAGACGTAACCCGGCTCCCGGCGAGCAGCAACGCTGCCGCCCTCTTGAGACACTCCATCGAAGACGGGTGCAAATTCTCCAGAGTGCGCTGGGCTTCATCAATAACAACAACAAAATCCTCAAATTGGAGCGAGCCGCGAGCCAACCGCAACATAAAAGCGTCACAGTTGATCACATTCACAACACGAGCACCTGGCGCCCCTGGGTCAATCTGTTTGCCCTGAGTCTTCAACCCAAGGTCAGAATAAACCGCTTGGTACGACATGTCCTCGTTCACATTGACAAAACCAGCAACCCGGAATTTCTGGGCCACCTCGGCGGCAACAATAGAATTTGGAGCAACAAACACGATACTCAGATCATGGGCTCGGGCGATCGCCACTGCTCTGTTGACAGCAGTAGTGGTCTTCCCGCTCCCAGTTGCACCAACAAAAAAAGTGCGCTGACGGCTAGTCGCTGGTAGCGATTGATCAGTCAACACACCGGCAGGGTGGCCCAACATGCGGCCAACAAGCTCCTCAAACCCTTTTTCAGTCAAGCCAACTTGCAGCAACTGACCGAAGTCGTTGAAAGAGCCGGGCTCCATACCAGATTTCTGAACGGCATCAGCAAAACTCTCGACACCGGTCAGATCAATACGCTTGTCCCTCATGTTGTTCAGGAAAACTTCCATGTTGGAAATGCGGAACGTCAACCCCCTCCGGTTGCACTCCTTCACAAGCAATGAAATGAAAACAAGCCCAACTTTGGAAGTAGGGCTCTTGCTCAAAAAAGTGGCCACCACTTGAGCCAGATACTCGAGCAACACCTCGTCAATTTGTAGGTTCAAAGGTATAAACTCAGCCTCTTGGTCAAGAAATTGTAGCCACCGACCCGTGAAACGGTTCAACGGGTTCTTAACAAACATCAGTTTTAAAAAAATATCAATCACTGATGTTGAATGGATAAATGAGTCGTCACGCAGAACAAACTCCATTGAGCAGGCAACAGCATGATTCGAGCTCTCTGCCGTGTGGTGCAACGACATTCCGTAGTGGCTGTAAAACCCGGAGTCAGCTCGCATATTGAGCATAAAGCAAAGTGACACCCCATCCCTCTTCGCACGGCGCCCCACCCAGTGAGTGCGGGCGTCCTCTGAAAGGAGAGATGGGTCAACACGGTAATTAAAAACGAACCCCGGACAGTCATCACCTTTGTTGGGAACCATGATTGTCCGGTATGAGTCGGTAGTACGGTCACGGTTGGCAATGGATTCCGAACCTCCTGTGACCCGACAACTAAAGTAAACAACGCAAAGTTGCACTGCAGACATTGAATCCAGATCCATGTTTGCCGTCCATGGATTCAATTTCATCACAGACCGAATTGCGGCAATCATCGTGTCTTTGGCTACAGGATTGGAAACAGCGTTCCAAACCACCCCGCCGTAGAACATGATGCGACGGCCAACTGTGTCGCCAATACTTGTCATCCAAGACCCTGACGACATCTGACCAATAAACAAGTAAATGGTGGCTCCGACCAAGATGGCTTTCATTAAACTCAACGCCAAACTCAGAAAGGCCACTGTCGCAAAAAACTTGCCACAATGAGTGGTAGCATAAATCGACAGAAAAGACAAAAAGTAAAGACCGATTCCCATCCTGGCATCCCAGGCTTTCACATCGGCTGAAACAACAAACACTGAACCGCCCACGTCCGCGCAAGCGCGGGTGTAGCGGTTGATCTTTGACAACATAGTACGGTTGGCGTTGTTTGGGTTTGCACCGTCAGCGTACTCATTCACAAAGTCAAAGCAGTCCAAGCGCATCAACAACTTCACAACTGGCCCCAGCATCATCTGAACCAGCTGAGAGAAAAAACTTGGAACTGTAATAATGCGACACTCTTTCAAACTATGAGGCACTTTACCGTTTGGGGTGTCGCGATCAAAAACCCCGTCAAGACCAAGTGCGTCGGCTTTCTCGACGACCCTCACCTCGAATTTTGGGAAAACAATTGACGGCCACAGTTCGCAAATGCGGTTGTTGACCATTTTTTGAACAATACTCATACACTGCAACCACGTCCTCGGGTTGTCGAGAGCATCTCGAACGTTGCCTGAGAAATGTGGTGTCGTTGTGCCTTGCAAATTAAAATTAGACGTGGTGGTGATAAAACACTCAGCCTCATAGGGCGAAACATCCGCCACGCCGTTGCCAAGACCAGCAAAACTGTGCCAAAGGACTGACAAAAACAAAGCCGCAGCAAGAGTATCAACATGCAGCCGTTTAAAACCCACGTGGTTTCCGCCTGGGATGGACGGTTCAAACACGCGGTTGGCCATCAAGCGCGTCGCATAAGGGACACGGAGATGAGCTGGCAGAGCGCGGCCTGTCACTGTTGGCAGGTAATCGCCCGCAAAAACATTCAAATGCTCATTCCTGAGTACCGGCTCAGCCACACCAGTGGCAACCTGGCCTCTCGGATCAACAACAGCTGCAAAACCCGGCACCTTAGCCCCGAATCGGCTTGTCAGGTCCCGGGCAGCGTTAAAATCAGCAACTGATGCTTTGTAAACTAAATTCGCATCGGTTTTCGGTAAAACAAACTGCCAGTCACCAACAAAACCAATCATGGTGCGAACATCAGCTCCTGGCTGGTCAAGCTCCACAGCAAACTCTGCGGCTTCGACACAAGCCGCCCAAGCTGCGTCAAAATCCGGCCGGGCCATCGAGTTGGCGAACCGATTGACCGGCCGTGACACCTTAAATGAAAAATCCATCAGCCGGTTGGTAACAGGCAGACTCACACTGGAAAGCAGCTTGACCAAAGCCTGCACACCCACCTCGTGGACCACAGACGACGACATCAAAACTGCACCCGTGATCAACCCACTGACCGGGATTGCTGACGAAGTCGGCACACGGTGAGTGAGAAACACATCAGCGAACATGATGACGATGGCGCACTGGTAAAAGTAGCGCGTGACACGCACAACAGTTCGATCAGGGACTGGCTCATCAAGCTCTCCCTGCCTTGTGGCGAGACAGATTGGAGCACCAAACAGATTTGCAATCCTCGAAGGGGTGGCCCGCAGTGGGTCGGTGTCGAAAAACATTGGGTAACACGACCCCGACATCCGCGAGCTGAAATAAACAATCAACAGAAAGCCAGTGAACGAACCAGACAACACGGCGATTGTGGACACGAAAACCACCTCGCTGTGCGCAAACCCACCGAGTATGGCAAACATAAAGAAACAAGTTGATGCAACCAGACCAACCTTGGAACTCAAATCAATCCCTGCCCCAGATGCAAAATCGACAGAAAACCGTTTTTGCGTACTTCCGTCGTTGTGATCAACATGCACAAGCCTGTCGACCGGGAGCTGCCGGCCCCCGTGGTTGACAGGGTGACCATCGGTGAAACCGTAATAGTCACCACCACGACCACAAACCAGATTGCAAGTTGTCGTGTGCACAGTTATTGGCTGACCATCAAACGCCAGACAAAACTTAATAAACTCACGGGTGTTGGGCATCCCGCCTCCACCGCAATTGCAGTGGCGGAACTGGAAAAGCCCAGCACCGGCACCTGAAGACGTCGACGACAGCAACCAGCAAGCTGATGCAATGTAGTCAAAAACGCCCTCCCACTTCGGGGCAACGAAAGTGCCGCACAAAATCAGCACCTTCACCACCCCGACAACAACCAGAAACATCCGGAGCAACACTGACACAGAAATGGCATAAGACGCACTGGCCGCCAGGAGTGTCAGCACAAAAGAAGCAACAGCTGTGACATCGACAGTCGCAGCACAAACAACAGTTGACGCGACCGCAATTGAGCCCATTGGCCGCAGCTGAAATGTGGTGTAAAGCACCAAAACTGCTGCTGCCAAGGCTGTCAAAATCACCAAGTGATTTGACTGCCCGAAAAACAGTGACAAACAAGTGACACGTACGCCAGTTGGGGTGGCACGAAGAGCCAAAATTGAACTCGCGGAAATCCCGCCTAGCTCGTAATAGTCACTGAAACGGCCGGAAACATCATCGACTCGAGCTGCAGCATTGTAAACTGCAACCATCGAAGCATCGACAAGTGTCAACAAACTCAGCACTACAATCGACACGAAACAAAGTGTCTCAACAAGCGTTTGCCGAGTGAACAAGTAACAAATAATTGGCCGGAAAAACCCAGCCCAGCGGCTCAGAAACACAGATGGCAGCACCCGGACCTCCTCTGATGTCAGCGGCAAAGCACGAATGCGTGTAATCCTGGTCGCCAGGTCCTGGGCTGCATTGACCCAGGCCGAACCATTTGTCAACGAGCTGGACGCGTCAATCTGCGGTGCAAACACAACGGCAACAGCTTGGAGAGCCGGTGGCGTTTGATCAATAGCATCGAGGTAGGCACGACCTTCCCGGTTAAAGACCGACACGTCCTCATTATTACGCAACACAATGTTGAATGGATGAGGTGGTTGTGTCGGATCATAATTGACAACCTGCCCAAACTGAGGCAAAGCAAAAGCCCCTCCACGAAAGGCAGGAACAGTCAAATTCAAATTGACCACCGGCTCAGCACCATCCCCAACCAGAAAAGGCAAGGACAAATGGTTTGGAACTCGGTAGCGGCTGTAATTGCCTGCCGTCACAATCAGCACAACATGCTGCTGGTACGCTGCAACGTCATTAGTCGCTGCAATGAGGTCACCAGGTTGAGAGTTGCACAGCAGAAAAGAAAGCTCAGCAGCATTGCCAGCGTTCAAAACGTTAGCATCCCAAATCAACAAACTGGAAATGGCCCGTCGCATGCGAGAAGCAGACAGAGGGGCCCGGACCAGAACGTAGGGCACGTCAACTGGCAGTCCAAAGTCCCCGAAGGACCCTGCAACTGACCCTGGGGTTAAGTTGGCCGTCGACCAGCAACTCAATTCAAGCGAGCTACCAGAAAGCACACCCCCCGTTGCCCGACGAATCGGCTGCGCCACAGCCGCGGGGTTAACAACAGGGGTCAAAATCTCATTTCCCATGCGAGCCGTGGCGTGGCGACCACCCTCGTGCATCTCCTCCACGGGAACTTCATAGTCTCGGCCTTCGGCGTGAATTTCGTATTGGGCGAAACCATTTAAAATCGTTGGCGTAGTGCCAGCCTGAACAGTAGGTACAAATTGGGCATGAACACACGCTGCTCCACCATGGTCATAGAACTCGACACCGGGGTTGATCGTATTGTAACTGACCCTGGCACCGCCCGGCTGCTGCAAAAAAAACCGCCTCCTCGGCGGAGTGACCCGAAGCAAACAACCGGAAAAAAACCGTCGACTGGACAGAATTGACTCTGCATAATCCTGGACTGGGCTCGAGCGCAAATGCACCAAAATCGAGCCTGACAACCAGTGACGCAGAAACCCCAAAGAAACCAGTGCCAATGCCGGGCAAACGAGTGTCCCAAGCACTGACCAATCTGTCAACGGGGTCATAGCAAAAGTTTTAAAAGGAGCAATGGAATTAGCAACGGCCAAAAAAACCGCCCCCAGTGCCCCCTGCCATGAAAAGATCATACTTGAGTAGGCTTTCGGTCCAGCGTACCTCGCACGGTCACCGAGGTACAAACCCCCAAGGTAACCAATCGAGAAATAAATGCCAAACTCAAAGTACGGAAAACCGGTCTTGCCGCCATCTTGCAGACGCTTCAACATTGCGTCCCCCATACTCATGGCAACACCGTACAAAAACGCCACATCACCACCTTCTTTGACGAAGCTGATTGAGACATGGACAATACAAGCCAAACCGATGAGTTTACTCATCAGGGACTTGAAAGAAAAAACCGCCTTACGAGCTCCAGGCACCGCCTCAGACTCAGTCATGCCAAAGAAATAGCCGACATCGAAACCACTCCAAAGAGCGGCACAAAGCGTCAGCATACCAAGCAAATTAAAAGACACGACAGCGGATTCAAAATTCAACAATCCAATTAGTGACAGAAGAGAAAGTGGTGACCCGGGGGCGTCCACTACAACTTTTGTCAGTGCAACCAGTGCTGAAAGCTCTGGAGCACCATCACTTAAGTAAGCAAACACGACAAACAACTCCAACCAAAGGACCGGGATGTGCTTGCCAAAGCTTGCAAAGGTCGAAGACCCAATCACGAACGCCGACCTCGAACTTGCCGTCGTCAGCGACCAGGAGGTGTAGATGCCTTTGTGCGAGCCCATCCGATCAGCTGCAGGCCTCCAAAGCTTCCATGCTTCAACAAACACGAAATCACCTCCGAACAAAAACTTGCCAACCGGTTTTGAGTCAAACCACCCACAAGACAACCAGCTAGCAAAATCAAACAAGTCAAAAATCACACAGCGGATGCGAGACAGCTGTCCGACCCGAGCCGCTACCTGCTCCCTATCCAGCTCCGTGCTGGTTGGGATAACCTTCCTCGGAGCAAGATGGAAAAAAGACAAAAAAGTCAACAAAAGAACAAAGTAACGCCAGGCGGCCAAGTCCGTCGTATCAGACATAATGGTGTAAACCACACTGCCAACACGGACCAACCACCAAATTAAACGTCCAACCGCAGCCAGCGCTGGACGGAAAACATCAGTTTGCTGGGTCTCCAGCTCAGACTCTTGCTCATGATTTGTAGTCATGGTTTAAGACAGAATTTGGAATTAGAAGAAAAGGAAAAAAAACAGCGGGACCGGCCGGAAGGCCTTCGCCAAAGTTAAAACACCCACAGATCCGAAGGAGACCCGTCT